GGGTGTAACATCGCCAGGTCCAAAGTTGACACGGCTTACAGTTGCACTTGCACGAGGTGTAGTTACTAGAGAACCAGTATTGGTGATGTTGTTCAACATCGCAACACCTGCTGGGTTACGCACGATCAATGTGCCTTCAAGCAAGAACTGATCTAAACTTGCGTCAGCATTGGAGAATACTTCGTTGTTAGGACCTAGGTCACGCAACGAACCCCACTGCACAACATCTTCGTTCAAGAAGTAAATGCTGTTGCTTACACCTGCTTGATCCATGATCCAAGAATCAAAGATTTCGTATGTGTAATTGAAGTCACCTTCGTAAGTCTGGATTGTGTCGCCACGCTCAACATTACGACGGTTGATGCTGGTGTTGCTGGAACCAATGTTATCACTGATGATAGTTCTCAATGATGTTGGAGCAACCATAGTGCGAATCTTGGCGTTGTAACGCTGTTCAGCAACAGTTACCAACTGCTTGTAAAGCACAGGACTGAACACTTGGTTAGTAAATGTGCCGTTGTAGTAGTAAGAACCGTTAGCGTAGATACGCAATGCGTTGCTGATCTGTGTTGCAGAGTCAGTGTCTTCGTTGTTGAAGAATGTATCCAAACCACTTACAGAACCTGAAGTAGTGTTGAAACTCATTGTGCCTGCAAACGAAGCCAAAGAGCCCATACGACGACCAGTTTGACCTGCTGGTAGACCAGCGGCTGAACCACTTTGACCAGCATACTTTGTGCCGATCTGGTCGTTACGAACTAATTGTAGTTCCACATCGAACATGAGTTCGATCAACTGCTTTACCTCTTGATAGGCCTGAGGATCACCGCCCGCTTGCATAACTGCACGAGCAGTTCCGCTGGAAGCAATAACAGTTGAGAAGATTTGTGTGTAGTTGCCTAGGTTGTAACGCTGATTGCTTTCAGCATTTGCACTAGAAACTGCGGCACCTTCAAGTTGTGCCTGAACGGCTGGAGCACGGTAAATGTCATCAGTCCACAATGGTAGTGTGCTGTTGACCTTACGCTTTTTGCTCATGGCCATGTTTAGAACAGGAGTGTCATCTTTGACACGGTTGGAAACATCTAGGTCTAAGTCTTTGACAACGATATCTGAACCATATGCGGTTGTGCCGTTACCAATCTGACTGGTTGTAATTTCTGCCATTTTATTATTCCTTTAGTAAATGGTTTATCTTGAACCCCTACCTGCACGAATACTCTGTAATCGTTGCACTAGTAGGTTGTCGGCGGCTTTCTTGTCGCCTTTATTGGCTTGTTCACGAAGTTTGCTTAGGTCATCACCACCTCGATTGTTAGGTGTAGAACTACCTTTGCGGCTAGTCAATTGAGCCATGCTAGAACCTGCTGATTTAGGTGTAGGCTTGTCGCGGTATCGCAATCCGTCTCTGATCAAACTCAGCAAGTGTTCATCACTGCTGACAAGATCAATGTTGGCAACACCTGGCACAATTTCACCACGAGCCTCAGGCCAAAGTTTTGCAATTTTATCACGCACTTCATTGTAGACAAATTCATTTTTCAACTCTTTGTCTTGGAAATTCTTGCGTGAATATTCCAAACGCTCTGACACCTGTTGAGCACGAACTTGTCTGAACTGGTCTACTGCTGGACGCAACTTGGCAATCTGCTGTTGTTGCTGGCGAATGTATTGCTCGTTTTGAGCCATACTTGCCTGAATCCTAGCGACCTGTGCAGGGTCTTGTGTCTTACTCAACTGTTGCTGAAAGGTTGATTGATAACCTTGTGTTTTCACAATTTCATCATAGGCCTTTTGCAACTTTGGCTGTATAGTGAATTCCATTGCCAGTGCCAAACCTTCTTGGCGACTACGCACATCCTTCAAATACTCATCAAATTCAGCCTTTTCAATTTTCAATTGACGGGCTTCTTCGTGGATTGCTGATCCTTGACCTAGTATTGCGGCGGCTTTCTTAGCGTCGATTATGACTTCCTTGCCATTCTTCATAAATTTGAATTTGGCATTTGGGTTCGTTTCTGCGAACTCAATAAAGTCAATAAGTTCTTCTGCTGAGGAATCATTACTACCAGTGCTTACAGTTTCCTGGGCATCTGCTTCTTGATTGCCGTCTACAATCTCTGTGTCGTTGGTGTCAACAACTTCTGGCTCAACTGGTGAGTTGTCAGCCACAGGGCTTGATTCTGCTGCCGCATCATCTTGACCTGTTGCGGTCTGTTCTGGTTGCTGTCTAATTTGGTTACGCAATGTTTGTTCACGCATTGCGGTCATCTTAGCGGCAATAGTATCCATACTTGGAACTGCGGGTGATTCAGTGCCCGTGCTCTGCGGAGCATTAGGGGTGATCGTATCTGTCATATTTTTACCTTTTCCAGGGCCTGTTACGGTTACCTTGTAAGTTTATTTAGCCATTTGATCTGTCAAATGGAGTCTAAATTCTTTTCAGCAGACAAGATTTTGTTTTTCTTGTAAACTGCTCTTTTGAGGCTGTTGACAAAAGCGTCAAGGCCTGATAATTGATTGGCCAGTGCTACACGCTCAGAATTGGCTTCTGCGCTGTGCCCAGTGATGTTGACCAAGGCATCATTTACTTCAAATCTAAAATGATGCACAAACATGGCTAGGTCTCTATTGGCTACTAAATTTTCAGCCAAAGAACCATACTGCTTGACAGCATCACGCTGAGCAGGAGTAAGGTTCTTTATGTTGCTGGTATCTATGGTAAGCCTACGGTTGTAGGCTTCTACTACTTCTTGATCAATCATTGCATTTCCTTTAGGTTATATCAACTGTAGACTTTGGGATCTCCTGCGGCTACAGCCATAAAGTCTAGTTGACTTTCAGCATCAACACCTTCTGTCTCGGCAGCAATTTGCTGAGCCTTGACAGTATCCAAGTTGGCCTTGGCCAATTTGACTTTGTCATCTGGGCTAGGTTCACGAGTCTTGGCTGCTTCTTCGGCACGCTGAATCATTTGTGCTACTTCATTGTCACTTGGCAAGTAGGTATCACAGTCTTTGACACCCAACACATATAAGGTATCAGCAAATGGCTTCTTGATCTTTTTGTAGATCTCTGGGCTTAGTGTGCCAGCCTGTGCCATCTGTTGAACTGTTTGATACAATTCTTGCTGGCACTTTTGAATAATTTGCAAACGACCAATAGCGTTTTCATCACTCATCATGCCTAGTGCAAGTTCCATATGCACTTGCTTGCGATCACAAAAGTTCATGTCATCCCAAGCCTGATAGTCTAAGAACATAGGCAATTTTTCTGGGTGATATTCTTGTGCCAGTTTCTTGACACCATAGTCATCGCCATATTGAATCAGTGTGCGCCATACTAGGTATAGTGCTTCTTTGAGACCTTCGGCAGCGTTACGAACTGTGTTGTCTTGAATAATTTGGTTAGGACTCAAGGCCATCTGTAGTTTGATGCCTGAGTTGCCAGGTGCCATAACTTCTGGGTTGAACACATCTTGTGGAGTGGTCATACCAATCATGGCCATGGTATCTTGTTGAATACGATTCATAGCAACTTCCAGAAACTGTAGGTTACCTGAAGGAGGTGGCATTGGATACACATCTTTTTGTGGATCAAACTTAGAGTCTAAGATAAAGATCGCAGATTCGCCGTCCTGCATCATTTCAAAGTCAACACGATCTGGTTTGACACCAATGCGTGGTGTAGCAGTCAGCAAGCCCAATTGAATTTCAGCACGAGCCGCTGATGTGTTGTATTCTTGCATAGGGATAACTGATTCGCCAATGCTCATGCCATAGAAATTGCCGGGCAAGGGTTTTGGACACATGTTGGCCACAGGAATGAATTCAACTTCTCTTGCGGAGATAATGTAGGAACCACTGTAAATCAATTCTACTAGTTCTAGTTCACCATCACCATCAATGTCATACTTGTTCCATACTGTGACAATACTCACTTGACGGCTGTCTGGGTCAGCACTTGCGGCTGAACTTACAGGAATACCCATAACAGGCACAGAGTCTCTAGCGTGAATGGCCAAGTTGTTGAGCACAGAACCTGCTTGGTAAGCACCGTTCATGTTGTATTCAGCAAACTGTTCAAATGCTTCTAGGTTATCACTGATGCCAGGATATAGTTCTGTGGCTTCTTGAATTGTCATTGGATCATAGTAGCCGCAGAAAGGTTGGTCACGCATCTGTGGCACAGTAGGATCGCAAATCCAATAGTGTTGTGCAATAGGATGGAATCTAATGTTGATGTTGTAGCCAGTTAGTTTGTATTTGGCTTTGTAAATTGTATTTCTAGCAATGCTTTCATTGATGATAGATTCTTCATCTGCTGCCTGCGCTGTTTCAGGCATGACAAATTCTTGATCTTCAGGCAAACCGCGCAAACTTTCAATTTGTTGATTGACCATTGTCTCTGCTTGTTCTGCTTGCATCTGACCCAACAGTTGTGTAGACTCAGCCATAACACGATCCATCTCTACACGACTACGGCGTTTGCTTTGACGAAGCGCAGTTAGTCCTGATTCTGCTGCCTGTAGTTCAAATGCTTTGAGTTGATCATTGGTGCCTTCAATTTCTACATAGCGTGTGATTTGTTCACGGATAGGCTTGATCATCATCATGCCGTTTTTGTGCATACATGCATCCATGACCCAGCGTTCTAGTGTAAAGTGTGGGTCATTCATTTGGTTCACAACTTTGCTGACCATGTTTGATGCTTGTCTAGCCGCTGATTCATCACCAGCACCATCGGCTACAAATTCAAAGTTGATTTCACCACTGGGCAGTAGGCCTTTGGTAATAACTGCGGTAGCATAATCTACCACTGGTTTTACGCTAGGGTGAATATAGTCAATACCATTGACAGGTGCTGTAGAATCTGTAACAGCCAAGCAAAGGTAGTGATAGTCTGTGGCTCTGTTCACAGCATTTTTGGTGCCCAAGTAACGCAGGTAACTGGCCATCTTTACATCCATTTGATTCTTCATACGGACAAAAGTAGCGTTCTGCTTTATGTTTTGATTTATGTCTTGGACTGGAATATGTTTTATATCAAGCATCAAGTTGATCCTTCTAAGTGATTGATTATTTAGTCCGGTAAGATGATCCTAGGACGGTTGAGTTCAGCATTCAAATCGCAGGCTTGACACATGTGATCTTCAGGTTCCAAAGCACTATCTGCAACAGCATTTTCAGGTGCAGAATCTAGTCCATAGCAGGCAAAAGGCACATCTGCTGTTTTTAGCATAGTAACCATAGCATCTGTATGGCGAGGGCATAACAATATAGGTGCGGCGCCCTCGCCTACTATGATTAGGTTAGTGGCTAGGCTGGGTTGTGTGTTTTCTTCCATTGTGGTTTATTCATTTCTTCTCGGGGTTTTACATATCTATCTCTTTGGGCTCGCATGCGTTCGGCCGGAGTTCTATTATCCCAAGGTTCAGCAATGCCTTGTAGGCAAGCCAAGATAGCATAGCGGGCACTATCAATACAGTCATCTGGATCTGAAAATCTGCCTTGCTCATCAACATAGTAATTTTGTGCTTCGTTTAGAAACTGTGTGCAGTTGCTATTGACCATTAGGCTACCAACTTCAAGCATTTGACGCATTTGATTGATGCCATAACTTTTGTGGTTGGTAATGCGCCCTTCTGAATCAGGTGGATTCATAATAGGCTTGTGATACACATTGAGTTCATAACTTTCAAACAATTCACGAATTGAGTTGGCGCTCATGGTGTATCGGCCAGGAGTGCTTGCGTCAGGAGGTAGCACAATAGGAGTGCCAAACACTTCAGGGCGAAGTAAGTGATTGATATACTGGCTGGGCACAGCCTCTTCAATGCCCTGCACCACAATTTGTTTGTGTAGATACGCCACTCTTTCATAGGGTTCCCAATACATTAGACTTATAACAGTTTTGTCATTGACCAAACCCAAGTCAAGTGCAATCACACGCAGAATGTTAGGCATGCGGAAGAAGTCAATGTCACCAGTGTTGTAGGTAGGCCAATTAGAAATTTGGAACACAGCACCTTTACCCATAACAGGCTTACCAGCAATACGAGCCTCTCGTTCATGTGGCAAGTAATCACGCTCTAGTTGTCGGCGTGTTTCCATAAGCAAGAATGGCTGTCCCCAGGGATCATACTCAGGCACATCATCCCAACTTACACGAATAAACTCATAGCCTTCTTCTTTGTTCCAGAACTTTGATACTAGACCGTTCAAACCTTTGAGTGGTGTAAATGAGCACAACACTTTACCTTGTGTGGTAGCAGTTCGTGTAACAATTTCTGAGAAGAAGTCGTCGGGCGGCTGCTCGTCAAAAACTGCTAAATCCAAACGAAAACCTTGCATCTGACGCACTTCCTGCGTGTAGTTGGCAAATAGGAGATAACTGTTGGCACCACTGACATGTCGTATTTCTACACCAATACAGTTGGCACCATCATTACGCATGGTATCTACAACAATGCAGTTCTTAGGTATTGCACCTGTGCCAATTTGTTCTATGAGTTTGACATCAGGTGTGCCCAACAATTCATTTTGCAACACTAAGGCAACCTGGCTCCAACCTTCACCAGCAACCATGCAGGTAATAGGTCCTGAAAATCTATAACCCGTCCACCATTCAGGATACTGTCCTGTTAGGTGCATGGCAGTTTCAAAACAAGTGCTTGTGGTTTTGCCTACTCGGTTGGCAGCAAGAATACCACGACGGTCACAGGCACCAGTTTGAAAGAATTCACGCTGATGTTCAAAGGGCCTAAAGTATTTGAGTTGATCATACTGCATGTCATCAGCAATAGTCATAACCAAATCTTGCATTTGGTTCTGCAAATTACTTGGCCAGCGTCGGTATGTTTCTGGTGCTACTTGGTTTTGATCTAAAACATAACGCAAGGCACGAGCCATAAGGACATCGGTGCCTATCATGTTATTGATCCTTTAGCGTATATCGTAGATAATTGGCAAAGTCTTCAATTTCATCAGCATCTAAGGCAAATTCAAAAGTGCTGACGCCTAGTTCATCATGGCCTTTGCGAAATTTGATAAAGCAAAGTCCACCATACCATTTGTGTGTGATATCTAAACTAGAATCTTCGTTGTGTGTTAGGTTATACATTAGCATTCTCCAATGGATATGCACGATTCAATAGGCTAAGGTAATGCAAAGCCTCGGTAAGTTCTCGAATCTCTTGTGCTGTGGCAGTCCAAGTTTCTGGATCTGTGAGATCAGCAGGCTTGCGAGTCAACACAGCCTGCAGGCGTTCTGCTACCAAGCGCATACAATGTTGAATTTGGCCAGGAAAGCGTTGTGTAAACGCTTCCCTATTGGCCTGATTTACTTTTTGCATGATCTTGGTATCTCTAGCCATGCGTTCTTGTTGTGCCTGATTGACTATGGCTGAGATATGTTCATCCATGATCAGTTTAGGTCCCAAGGATTGTTCTTGACTGTGTCATCAAGACTTACGAACTCACGGTCAATCCATGTGTCCCATTGGTTGCTGTTGTTGACTCTAAAACTCTGCATCATGGCTCGTAGTCGTTTGCCCTGTGGAGTCAGTGTGCCATCTTCGCGCACAGCCACTTGCTCACCTGTGCGTGGGTCAATCATCTTGATCACTTCGGGTCTGCTACGACCATACTTGTCAATCTTTTCGCCCCAAGGTAGTGGTTCAATAGGACCCAATACTTCATAGGAGATTGCACCATTTTTGTATTTGCGGAAGATGCAACTTACTTTCTTGTCTTGGCTACGCATTTCAAAGTTAGGATGCGGCACTACATTGCAGACAAACAAGTTTTGTGTTTGTGTGTGTTCTGGTAGATTCTTGTCTCGAGCAGGAGGCTCTTTGACGGGATCCACTGGCACTAGATCGCCTTTGTCAATGTAGGGGTTATCACTGCCGATGAATTTTGAATCAATTTCTGCACCATTTAGTGCGTCCATGGCCACTTGATATTTGAGTTTGTTGGCACGACCTTTGAGGTTCAACACAATGCCTGTTTCATCAAACACAAAGCGTTCTAGTTCAGTGGCTGTAGGGAAGTCACTCATTAGACCTTCAAGGTCATATTCACCAACACTGAGTCCGGCTGGTGCTTGTGGTCGAGTTTCTTTTGCGGGTTTCTTTTTAGGCGTTTCTGATGCGGCTACTTCAGCAGTAGTGTCAGTGCCTTGTTCCCAGGGATCCTGGGTAGGTGTGGTAGTTTTTTGCATAGCATTTCCTTTTTCATTTCAATACCAGAGCAGATAGTTCTGCTCTGGTTTATTTAGCGACCTGGTGCGTTAGATGGAATAAAACGATTGCCAGGATTGGTTCTTGTGCGTGTGTATCGATTTGCCACGGGTTGATTTACAACTGGTGAGCCTGCTGGTCCAAAAGGCACACCTGGTTGTGCAAAGCCTGTAGGTGATTGCATTCCAGGCTGTTGCATAGGAGGCAGACCTCTGATAACATCGCCAAGTTGTCTAAAACCTGGACTTGGTCCTGATTTACCACCAGGTGTTGTTCCATCAGAATAAGCAAGAGCAGGATCATTTATTGGATCAAATGATCTTGGACCAATACCCCCGGGAGGCATAGGCATTGGCATAGGTGTAGGTGTTGGCAAGCCTGGACCAAACCCAACATCAGGGCCTAGATCAGGTCTTGGTGTGTAGGGTCCAGTGCCAGGGTAACCAGGTTGTCCTGCATAGCGTGGCAAGTTTGTTGCCTCGGGTCTATTGTAAGGATCCTGTGCTGGCATGCCTGGACTAGGTTGCCCAGGCATAGGCGCTGGTCCGCCAATAGGATTAGAAGGGCCGCCGTTGCCTTTGCTCATAGTTTACTTGCCTCGTTTACCAGCGTTGCCTTTAGTGGGGCCACGACCAGCATTGGTTGTGTCATGCAGACTTTCAACGCCTGCTTCACGATGACTACGGTTGTCACGACCGCGTGTTTCAAGTGCATCTGTGACCATCTTGGCTAGGTCAGCACGATTGCTACTCACACGGCTTTTTTCTGCCATGAAGTCTTCGCGCTTGGTGCCAAAGCCGGCATTGCCAGTTCTAGGACCTTGCTTTTGATTGATGCTTTTACCTGTAGATGTTTTATCCATGATCGTTTCCTATTAGTATTGTTTCTTAGGACCGTAGTTCATACCATCAGGATTGGTAGGACTAGATACTGGGCGTGAACCCTTAGAAGTTTTGCCATCACCCATTGAGTAACCTGACACATTGATCTTGTCAGGATTGCCACGATAGTTTTCTTTGGCTTTGGGTTCCCAAGCACGAGTGCCTGAAGGTTGACGCATTTGTGCTGAACCTGTGAACATGTCCTGGCCTGGCTTTACTGCTGGAGTGTGGCACTCAGGCACTGGACGATAACCATCCTTGGTTACAGGCTTGCCTACTGTCATAGGCTTGTGGTCTGTGTTGCCCCGGGTGGGTCCACGACCTTTGTTGACTAAACGACCATCATTAGAATGGCCTGACCACTGATTACCTGCGAAACGATTGGCACCGCGATTTACACCTGTGCCAGCCATGCCGTCAAAGTCCATGTTATGGTCTTGTTGTGTTTTTGCTGGTTTCATCTTATTTTCCCTTAGATTTGGTTTTGCTGGCTTTTTTTGCGGCTGCTGACCTTTTGGTAGCATACGCAATAGCCACGGCCTGTTTTACAGGTTTTCCTGCTCGCACTTCTGCCGATACATTCTTCTTGAATGCTTGTTTGCTGGTGCTTTTCATCAGTGGCATAATTTTATTTATCCTGTTCTTGGCTCACGCCTGTAAGACGAGCCAGTGCTTCTGCAAAGGCTCGTTGTTTTGCTTCCACAGCGTCTTTGCTGTCTGTTACTTCAATGCGGGCCAAACTGTTCATAACTTTGTTTAGTATAAGATTGTGATACTTTAGCATCAACTGTGTGTCATTGTTGTTTCTAGCATCTAAGAAATCTTCTACCAATAATTCTTCGTAATCTCGTCCACCAGACTTGCGATCTAGTGCTTCTAATAAACTTTTGATGGTGATCTGATCACGGCTACCTGGCTTGCGCCCTGCACCTTTTCTAGCACCACCATGCTGTCTAGTTTTCTTTTCATTGCTCATACGGATATTTAGTCCTTTCTTTTCCAATAAATATCTGACCCAATTTGAAAGGATCAGCAATGCAATATGAATGGCATCTTGCTAATGGCAATGATGTGGGTGACATCGTTACTTTAGCAGAAACTTTTTTTCAATGCGAAATAGATACGGTGTTTACACCTGAGCCTAATGTAATGACTCGCAATCTAATATTCGCAGTGACCAATCAATTCTATCTACCCGGCACAGAACTTGTCACAGTCTGCAGAGACACCACTTGTAATGAACTCATAGCCTATAATTGGGCTAAAAGTGGTGACCGCGCAGTCTGGAGCGATGACCCTATGGTCAGTATCCGTATGGTGCATGTCAATTTAGACTTGCCTGCCCGCACTAGAATCCGTATCATCAATGATATGATGGATCAGTGGGAGCAGTTTGCCAACTATACTTGTCATAACATCATCTGTTCTACTACCATGCGTCGTGACCAAGATGCATTTCTAAAACTACATGCTCGTCGTGGTTACGACATTCGTGGAAGTTACGCTTATAAAAGACTCAACACAACAACGACACAAACCCGGCCTGCCGATTCCGTGGACCCAAATTAGAAAGTGGTAAAATCCTTTGGTTCTTGATAGTTGTCCTGACCACTTAGCCCTAGTGTTGACCGTAACATCCATTCAAACTTTGCAATAGCCAACACACGATCCTGTGCATAGTTGGCTATTTCTTTATGTCCTTCTTCTTCACTTACACTCATCAATTCTTCATAACAGCCTTTTAGTTGACCTAGGTCTTCTAATACCTGTTCTAACAATGCATCACTGTCACCTTCCATTGGCAATGATGAAACTTCACTGGCATCAATGATGTCACTCAGGCAACAAGGCATGAATTCATCTAAGGTGCGTAGCAGTTCTGCAATAGTATCAATCTGACCTTGTAGGTCTTCATATACTTTGCCTAATAGTTCGTGATCACTGACAAAATTACGACCAACAGTATTCACATGAGCCACATGGCTACGGAAATAGGCTATAAAATTATCGTTGAATACTTGTAGTAATTGTTCTTGTGTTGTCATAATTGTAGTTATCCACCGTATTGGGCACGGTATGCGGCCAACTCTTGTGGCGTCCAAGGTCTTCCAGTGGCAGGATTCAATTCACTGCCACGCAATGGTCCTGACTGTGGGAAAGGATAGTTTTGTCCTGAGTTGCTGGGTGTCAATGCCATGCTGGCAAGGCCTGCGATGTTGCCCATCCTTGCGGCACCTTGCACTACTTTGTTGGCTGCTATCTGTCTAACAATTTGTGTAGCACGATCAACGACGCTAGGTGCGGCTGGTGGTCTAAATGGTGCAGGACCTGCTGTTACACCCGGTGGCAAAGGACCTTGAGGAGCAACTGGTGCTGTCATGGCTGGACCTGTAGGTGCTACTGGTGCAACTGGTGCTCGGGCAATTGGACGACCTTGTGCATCTAAAATCTGTGGAGCCACTGGCGCTGTTCTTGCTGCCTGTGCGGCTTGTCTTTGTGCAAATCTTTCTTGAACACCTTGTGCGGCCTGTTGGGCGGCACGAGCCTGTTCCATTGTAGCCTGTGCTTGTGCGGCTTGTGCGGCTGCTTGTGCGGCCTGAGCACCTGCTCGTGCTTGCATGCCTTTACGAACTTGATTGGCAGCATAGGCAGCACCTAAACCGCCTGCACCTACTGCTACTTTACCAGCATTTTCTGCCAGGAACACAGGAGCCACAGTCATTACATCATCAATAAAACTGCTTGGCTGACTTTCTGTGGGAACACCTTGTTCTCTAGCACGAGCCATTGTCTCGCTAGGTGCGTTAGGATCTAATTCAGGCCCCTGATCATTTCTACGATCTCTTTCAGACTGAACACCTGGTTGTTGTGGCTGGCGTTGCTTGTCAGCCATGTAGTCACGAATGTCATCGTCACTAAATCCTGCGGCTCTTAGTTTTTCAATTTCTTGTTCGTTCATGTTATCGTCCTAAGGCTGCATCCATGGCTCGTCGTCTAGCATTAGGTGTGCCATAATCCCAACGGTTTGTGCTTGGATTGAATGTAGGTGCTGGATAAACTTCAAACGCACGGAACACACGATCTCTGTAGGCCGCCATTTCTTGTGCGCTTGCGGTTGCAGCCGGCGCTTTACCCATAATTTCAAATCTACCTTTGGCAATAGACTGGTATTGACGCATGAGTTCAGCCTCTCGTTTTTGCCATTCAGTGTTCCATTGTGCAGTAGTTTTGATATCTGATCTGCTGGCCAGGAACGCCTGCTTGCTGGCATTGAGGTCACCTGTAAACTGACTGCGGTGTAGGCCAGCCAAGGCAGCGTAGGCTTCAATACGATCTACATTACCAATGTTGGCTTCTTTGTTGGCACGCTGTTCTGCTTCACTGACTGCACCTGGACCTGAGTTGGCACGCAGAGTCTTAGCGTTGACTACTGTGTTCATATTTACAAACTCTTGTAGTGCGCCTAACTGTCCAGGATCTAATTTGCCAACTAGTTGATTGAGATCGTCAGCCATGCGCTGTTTTTCTTCACTGCTGTAACTGCCTGTGACTGCATTGATCATAATGCGTCTTGCACGATCATACTGTGTGCCTTGACCATTGAGAATGTTGATAATGCTTGGATTATTTCTAATAATATCCATTTGCTGTCTACGCACATTAGCAACTGTGGCGCCATCTGTGGCTGAAACACCAATTTGATCTTTGGTTCCATCTTTGGCCACAAATGCTTCTTGCTCTTTGGCTGTTCGTTCTGATTCTCTTGCTCTTTGTCCAGGATACTGACCACCGGCTGGAGGTAATGCTGTAGGTGCTACTGCGCCGCCTGCTTGTGGTGCGGCTGCAGGTGCCGCCTGTGCTGGTGCTGGTGCGGCTTGTCCTGGAATTGCGCCTGGCACAACTGGAGCCACTGCGCCTGGAGCCTGTGCTGGAGGTGCAACAGGACCTGCTTGTGGTGCGGCTGCTGGTGCGGCCTGTGCTGGTGCTGGAGCAGCCTGTGCAGGAGCAGGTGCTTGACCTGGTCTTGCGGCTTGTGTTGTTGCTTGACCAGTGCCACGAGCACGGCTGATAATTTCTTGTTTGACTGCTGGATCCAATGGACCATTCTTTGCTTCGTCTTCGGCAATGATATCGCCAACTTTTTCCAACGGAGCATACTGTAGTTTGAGATCCAACTGCTGTCTGCGTAGTTGACCTTGTAGTTCCACATCGCCACCAACAGAGATAGGCACAGTTTTGCCTTCTGGCACACCACGACGACCTGCGTTGTCGTAGAACTCCATACCTTGTTTGGTTGGAACCTGTGTCCATTCAGTGCCCTTGCTGTCTCTGACACGAGTCTGACCAGCAACACCTTTGTCTTTGCTTGAACCACTGTAGCCAATGGCCTGTGCGGCAGTTAGCGCGGTGCCATCTTCTGTGGTGCCACCAATGACTCTACCTGCGGCATCTCTTTCAATGCTGGCTCTTTGGCCTTTTGCATTGATGCCAATTTCTGCTGAGTTGCCATAGCCAATCTTTGACAGTTCTTCGTCGGCTGCTTTGTTGGCACCCATCATACGCAAGAACATGCTACGCATCAACACTTTGAATTCGTCTTTGCCACCTGAGGCCATAACACGAGCCATACCTGCTGTGTCTCCTGAGGCCACCATGTTTTGCACAGCCTGTGTTGCTTCGCCTGTGCGCTTTTGTTGTTGTAGTAAATCTGCTACACGATCACCGGCTCGTTTTCTAATAAACTCTGGCACAGTAGAATCTTCACGCAAGGCAAACAATCCAATAGGATCATTTTGCAAGTCTTGATAGCGTTGAATTGCTTCTGCACTAGACGCTCCGGCTGACGGTGCTGGTGCGGCTGCTGTTGTGTCTGCACCTTGATATACTTGATCTGCTTGATCGCCTGCTGAACCTGATGGTGCTACAGGTGCTTGACCTGTGATGTCAACATTGGCCACAGGTCTTGAACCAGTGCCAGGTGTAATAACAGCCGCTGGATTAGGATCCCCATTGGGATTGACAGCGCCTGGTGCAACAGGTGCAACTTCTTCAGAAATGCTACGAGTTCTAGACTGACCAGTGCCAGGTGACACCTGGCTAATAGGAATACCTGCTAGTCGTGATTCAATAATTCTTCGTGTTTTGTCATAGCCACCGTTGACTCGTGCTGCCTTTTCACTGATAGTGCCATCACGCAAATAGTTGGCAAGTCCTCGAGCACCAATAAAGTGTGCGGCTGCTAGAGTATTTGGATTTACTGGCACACCAAATTGTTGTAGTGCGCGACCATTGTTTTGTGTCAGCGTGTTCATGGCCATCTCCATTTGTTCTGGAGTAGCCTGTGTCTTGTCAATGCCTCTTAGTGCAGGATTAGATTGTTGAATTGATTGCCAAGCACGATCAGTGATACCATACTTGCCATAAGCACTAGACTTTCTTGGATCGTGAAAACCAATGTTAGGATTACCACCACTTTCCATTTGTGCAACTCTAGCATTGTAGTCAGAGCCTGCTGGCACTGGTTGCATCTGCGGTGTAACCACTGGTGGAGGAGGTTGAAAACCTCTATCT